CTGCTGATGTAGAGAGTAAAACAATTCAATCAGTTAGTATGGATAGACTTCGTTGGTGTGGTAATGGGGTAACTAATAAAGATTCTCTATTTGCCGCATTCTATGATGATAGATTTTATATTAAATCCAAGGGTGGAATTAAAAAAGCAATTAATAAAATAAGGGTAGTTGGAGTATTCGCTGATCCTACACAAGTATCAACCTATGTTAGGGCAACAGATGATTATCCAATAAATGATTATATGGTTCGATATATGATGACAGCAATAATGGAGAAGGATTTTAAACTAATAGGAGTTACACCATCAGATGAAACAAATGACGCAAGCGGAGAGGTTAAACCAGAAGGAGGAAAAGTTCAAGCATAATGTAGTGATAACCTGTGGATTATGGCAGGCCTACAAAGAGTTTAAAAAAGAATATAAACATGTTTATAAAATAGATAGAAAAACATATGTAGATATTTGTCATGAGATAAACAAAACGCTATCTGAGAAGATAATAAAAGAATCCTTTGAATTTAGAATACCTGGTAGATTGGGAACAATCTCCATAAGGAAAACTAAGGTAAAGGTTAAGATAGTAGATGGCAAATTAGAAAAGAATAAAATGATCCCTGATTGGGGTAAGACATGGGAATATTGGAATAAAGAATATCCTGGATTAACTAGGAAAGAAATAAATGTTATCAAGGATAAGGTTGTAATTTATAACATGAATGAACATACAAACGGATATATTATGGGATGGGTGTGGGACAGAAGTACCGCAAGAATTCCAAACATTTCCGTTTATAGTTTTAAACCAGTTAAGTACAACAGATTGAATTTAGCAAAGTGGATTAAGTCAGATGAAAGAGAGAATGATTATTATTTAACGAATAAGTTTTATGGAAGCAAACGAACCTACAATAGGAAAAGGAGGAATTAAATGAATAGTCGATTTACTTCGTTATCAGCGATAATTGAAAGGGTATACAGGACTATCGAGACAGACGTTATACCTTGGTCTGATGCGGCTGAGGATGTAATTGATGTTTTAAGGCTCATCGGTGTTCCTCAATCTTACTTCGATAAAACATGTAATGGTCAAGGAGAAAATCCTATACCTATTATTGTTGAAAACTTTAGAGGAGAGTTACCAAATGATTTAGCCGTTCCTGGGCCTTGTCGTGTGGTGCATCTTGATAATCAATCTAATATAATAGGATTTAAAGCAATGATTGAAACACAGGACTTGTTTTATCAATCTCCAAGTGTTCAAGAAGAATTCAATACTTCAGTAAGCGACTTCGCTGGTACATTAACTACTACATCATTAACTATGAAACTGGATGAAGCACAGGAAGATATTGATGCTGGAACATTAGCAGAACTTACAGATGCTCAGGAAGATCTTACGGACTTAGTACAAAATATTAAAACAGCACAAGGTAGGGTATCAACATCTTTTAGGAATACAGACTTCTCCCCTAAGTATAAACTAAGTGGAGATTATATGTATACTAACTTTAAGAATGGTTTTGTAGAAATGGCATATAAAGCTTATCCAATAGACGAACTTGGAATGCCAATGGTTCCAGATAACATTAAGTTTATAAAGGCTGTAGAGTGGTATCTGATATCAAGAATGGATTATAAACGTTGGAGGAGTACTCGTGCATTGACTGATCAGAAAGTATGGGAAACATCTAGTGGAGAAGCCAGTTGGTATATAGGTTCAGCCAGATCTGCTGCAAGACAACCGTCATTAGACATGATGGAAGGAATTAAGAGGATGTTACTGAGGTCAATACCTAAGATCAATCAACACTCCAACTCGTTCAAAACAAGTACTAATCAAGAGCAAAGAAAGTTCTAGCCGATGATCAAAACACAGAAACATATTCAGACTTTGTCAGGTGGGGTAGATCAAGATACGTCATTTAATAAGTATTCTAAGACCACTTACTTTGATGCAACTAACATGCGTATCATAACTAATGATGCGAATGAATCAGGCGCAGGAACTAGTGTTAAAGGGAACATATTAAAACTATCCTTTCCTACAGATGATGTCATACTTGGCTATTGTAAGATACGAAATAATTATAAAGACTTAGGTAAAGACTCTATCGTATTCTTTACACTTAATACCTCAACAACTAGAGATAGAATATATCTTTTGGAAGGAGACCCGTACAGAGTGTCAGGGGATATAGATATGGACGTTACGTTTCAAGTGATAGGTTCTGGTGTCACAGCATACAAAGTAGGCTATATATATGAGGACGACGCATCAGATCCACTTAATTTCTCAATAGATCATCCAATAAAAGCAGAAGGTAGATATGAATCTGAACTTATAAGGAAAATATACTGGGTAGATGGTTATAATAATATCAGGTATATGATACTTGATACAGTTAGTACATCTGACCCAACTACTATATTCGAGATTAACCCTAGTGCAACATTGAGTGCTCCAGTAACTACTGTTGATTCTGGTGGTTCATATAACTCTGGAGTAGTACAACATTCATATCAACTGTATATAAAAAATGGAGCAAGAACTACATTTTCACCTTGTTCTAATCTTGTAACATTAAGTGGAGGAGATAGTTCTACCTCATCTGATTTAAATGTAGGTACAAAATTAGGAGATAACACAGGGAAATCCTGTACTGTAACTATATCAAATATTGATACAACATATAATAGAATTAGAATAGTTGCTATATATTACACAGAATTAAATGTTACTCCGATTATTAATATAGTAGGAGAAGCAGATTATGATAACACAGCAACTACATTTACTTTCATTGATAATGGTGCTACAACGTATGGAACTATACCACTTGAAGAATTTAGGTTATTAGGTCAAACTGATTACAAAGCAGATAGTTTAGCATCTAAGAATAATTACTTATTCTTTGCTAATACAACTAAGGCTAAATGGAATCCTACATGGCTTAATCCAAATGATGTAAATTTTTGGGATGCTAGAGCTGTGAGATTTAGAGATCTTATTACGCCATATACTGGAGCTACTACTACTCCTGTTAATTATACAATGGCTTCAGTTGGTTTTGGTTTTAGTAGAATTGCGGATAATATTATACATGTAAACATAACAAGTTTTCAGACAAATTATATACCTGCTGGAAGAACTGTAACTGCAGTCACTGCTGTTGCTTCTACTATAGCTGGTGGTTTTTCTATAGTAGGTGGTCATTATACTGATAACGTTTCTGCCCATCCTGCATTTTCTGGTACTACATTAGACACTACTATAGGTGCTATTTCTTTTGCTGGTGGGAATTTAAGTTTCAACCTAACAAAAAGCCCTGGTACTTTTTTTACAAACTTTATAAGTTTTGACGATATTACATTATATAGTTTTCAATTTACATATAATTATACAACATCTACAGTATCTTCTATACTCACGGATAATACTGAAGCACCAATAACGATAACACAACCTGCTGGTAATACTATAGCACAGTGGGATGCTGCAGGATGGACTGCGTTTCAAACTGCTTATGATCACGATGCTATAAATACATTCAACGATATTAATAATGATGATGATCCAACATATGAATACAAATATCAATATAATGGATCAACTCTTGGAGCAAGTGGAAAAAACATAGAAATAGAGTTTGTTACTGATTCGTTAATGATAGACACTAATACGGAAATAAGACGAACTCATGTTAATTCTCCATTTAGTTCTACCGCAGCAGAAACATTTAAGAGATCATCTATGCGTAATGAGGTATATAGAAACTATATAGTTTTCTATAACACTAAGATGCAATTTAGTAATCCCCAGTGGATATCAGATCTTAGGATGCCGTCTGTGCCAGAGAGTGCTTTTATGACTTTAAGTACACAAATATATGCTAATTATTTATATCCAAAAATAACAATATATAATGTTCCATCTGATCCTGCTTTATTAGGATGGCAAATATTTAGATGTGAAAGAAAGAATGCAGATAAGAGTATCATAATGAGAGGTCTTATATCTGCAGCATATGATGACGCAACAAACCTTAGAACTGCTACAAGTGACACAACCCCATATGTATTTACAAGAGCAGAAGACTTAGGTTTAGCAACAACTGAACCTAGGGTTATAGAATTCATAGCTCCTGAAATAACATTCAATAAAGATGTTAAACGTATATCTGGAGATGTGATCCGTGTAGAAGGTAGATATGGGTACGACGATGTTAAAGATACTCCTGAAGCAGATCAGAAATTATATTGGATGAAGACTAAGGAAATAAAAGTTCCTAATGCTACAGACACTTTAGTTTATAGCATAGATGATTTAATAACCTATAGTGATTCTGATCCTATAAACCATACCTACTCACAGATATTTAGTAGAAATTATCTACATGAATTAAATCATACTGCTGGGGGGCATGTGTACTATTCAAAGACAGGTACAACCCTTTTAATGCAATTAGATGCTGATCTAACATTAAATGCTGCAACTACAGGATATGTTCTTGCTGCTCACATGAGAGACGTTCATGTTTCTAGATATGGTGGTATAACATATGAAGCCAGAAGTTATAATCAGGTAGTACCCTATTCATCATATATTCCAAAAGGAACAACTAATGTAACCTGTTATTATGGGGATACATTTATTCAGTTTTATACTTGTTTAAAAGGAATGTATTTTGATGGAGCAATATACAGATTTCAAACGGTTATAAATGTTGCAACTGAAACTACTATAGATCTATTTCATAGACTTGATCCTATACAGAAATACATAATACCTTATTTTAATGCTGGTTGTTTCTATGGGTTAAATGAAAAGGTCATTGATGGAGTAACTTCATTTCCAACAAGATATCCGGTAGAGATAGGAGATCTGTATAGACAAAATGCTATCTTCTCACAAGTTGGTAATGCTGAACTTATACAGAATAAAATATTTGATTCTAATAATATAGAGGGCATAGATACTGAGATTATATCTACAGGTGCTAAAATAAATAATGAATACTTTGATAATTGGACTAATGTATTTACAAACAATACTATATGGCTTGACCCTAAGTATGGCCCAATTAGAAATATCTTTACTATAAACAATAGTTTATTTGCTGGTCAAGATAAAGGTATAGCACAAGTATCTGTTCAGGAAAGATCTATGATACAGGATAATAGTCAAAGGGAATTAGTACTTGGTACAGGTGGTGTACTTGAGAGATATGATTATCTAACAACTACATCTGGATTCCAGAATTACTTCGATATGGTATTATCAGATAAATCTTTTTATTATCTTGATAGACGAAACAAAATTATATATGGATTTACTGGAGAAGGTGCAGTTCCTATAAGTGAGATAAAAGGATATAGAAGTTATCTTAAATCTTTTGGTGCAATAACTACAGTTAAATCAGGGTTTGATCCTATCTATAAAGAAGTATTATTTTATATTAGCGATGGTTCACAAGAGAGTACTTCAGTATTAAATGAATACATGGGAGTATTTATTGGAAAGTATTCTTTTATTCCTGATTTAATGTTTAGTTTAAATGATCAACTTTATTCAATGACTTCAGAATTTGGATATCATCACAACGAAGGAGACGTTGGTGAATTTTATGAAACATATACTGCTTCAGATATTACTATAATTATAAACCCCAGTAGTAATCTTGTTTGTAGATTTGATGTTGTTGATTTAAGAGTAGATGTTAAAGATGGTTTAAATATCTTTTATGAGACTGAACAGTTTGATTCTCTTACGGCAAACACAAATTATCAATCTATAACTAAGGCTTTAAACTTTGGAGGAGAACCAACGGTTACAGATACTGAGAAAACTATAGCAAGACAATGGAGAGTTTGGTTAATACCAGATGATCTATCTTCTGATGTATATAGACTAACTGATACATATTGTAAAATAAAGTTATCTAAAGATAATGATGCTTCTAATAAGAGAGTTGTCTTACATGACATTACAACATTTTTTAGACCTGTTAAGAATTAATCATATACTCTGTATAAGTAAAGTATATAAAGAGCAAAAAAAGTTGTCGTTTTATTTGGAGATGTCGTTTTAATTACGTATATTTGTAACCTATTATATAACCATGTCAAAATCTGGTATTCATATAAACCCAAAGAACAAAGGAAAGTTCAACGCTACAAAGAAGGCTACTGGAAAAACAACAGCAGAACTTACTCATTCAAGTAATCCAACTACCAGGAAGAGAGCAATATTTGCTCAGAATGCTTCACACTGGAAACATAAGGCTGAAGGTGGATACATACCTTCATGGGATGATACAGAAGAAATGTACTACCCTACAGATCAAGCTTTCGGTGGATACTATCCTGGTAATTATTATAATGACTATGGGTTTGGTTCATGGCTTGGTAGAAATGTAGGTAATATAGCACAGACTATTGGGGGTGCTGCTTTAATAGCAACAGGTGTTGGAGCACCAATAGGAGCAGGGATGATGGCAAGCGGTGCAGGTGGATTTGGTAAAGATGCTGCTCAGCAAGACTTAGAAAATAAAGAAGCAGGACTTAATCAAAATAAGGCAAATGTCAATACTGCTATGGGTAGATTAAACTCATATAATCAAAATATGGCTAGTGGTGGTCATCTACCAGAAGGTAACTCTACATTAAAAGAAGCAAAGAATTTTATTAAACTTTACCCAGAAGAAATGAAGGCTGGTGAAAAAGTTGAATATGAGCATACAGGTAATACTAAATTAGCACAACGTATTGCTGCAGATCATATAAAAGATAGTATAAAACTTAATAAGGGTAATCCTCCTGATTATTATAAGAAATTACAACAGGTAGGAGCATCTGATGAATTGAATAAAATGCCTCAGTTACAGATGACTAAAGGTGGAAAGTTAAGTAAAAACAAAGCAAAAGAAATGCTTAGAGATGGTACTGCTCATGGTAAACAACTTACTGATAAACAGAAAAAGTATTTCGGCTTTATCGCAGGGGGAGGCAATCCTAAGAAATGGGGTGGTGATCTCTATCAGAATGAAAATGTACACAACTTAGATAAATATAGTTATAAGCATGATGATGGCCCAAGTGGTTATCTCAAGGGTTATAAGAATGGTGGTATGGTTAAAGTAGATCCTAGATACATTCCAATGTATTATGCTAATGGGGGGCCAGGAGATGTTCCAGTATCCATACCAGGTTATCATCCTATGACAGATATAAATGCTGCTGATTTATTCAATAGAGCAGCATGGACTAAAACTGCTGGTGCTCAACAGATGATAGATTCAGTGCAAACTAGAGGTTGGAAAGGTTATCTCAATGGTAATACAGCCAATCAGTATGGTAATAAATATTTTGCTCCTAACGATCCTATGACTAATCCAATGGGTAATACGCCTCCTCCTATAGTACCAGCACCAGACAGTGGTGGTTGGTCAGGGAGTAGTTATCCTGTAGATGGACATGGAAATATAATAGGCCCTGGAAAGTTTGAAGGAAAAGGTGAATATCAAAAACGTTATGGCGGTAACTATGCAGATGGTGGCCCATTTATGAATAGTCTTAAAGTAGATAAAAATATGCTTACAAGTTACACTGGAGGGGGTTCTCATCAGGAAAACAAATACGGTGGTATACCTGTAGGTAAAGGTGCTAGGGTTGAGGAGGGAGAAGAGAGAGTAGATTTTGAGGATGGTTCGTCATATATATTCTCAAATAGATTACCGTTTATAGAAGATAAGAAAAAATGAAAATTAAAAAAAGATCAATAGTATATAATTTAACTTCTGATGATATAGATAGATTGTCTTTAATTGGGGTATATAGTGTTGGTAATAAGATTAATGATAAAAAATATATTGGCAGCACTACGTGTAAAACTGGATTCATAGGAAGATGGAGCGAACATTTAGGAGACTTAAGGAAAAATAATCATCATTGTGCCCATCTTCAGAATCATGTTAATAAATATGGGATAGAGAGTTTAAGTTTTTCTATTTTAGAAATAGTTATTAATCCAGAAGATTGTAGAAAAAGAGAAAAATATTGGATAGATTATTATGGGTTTAAAAATACTTTTAATATTTCTAAAGAAACAGATATATCTATTGCTGGGCCCACTCATGTTTTGTTTAAAGAAATTGATATAATAAAGGCAATAAAATTACATAACGAAGGAGTTAGCACAGAAGAAATTGCAAAAATTTTTAATGTTAGTATTTCTAAAATAAAGACTACCTTTTATAGAAATGGGATTGAAACTTTAAGAAGAAAAAAAGATTTACCGTTGACTGAAATATATTATCGAAATTTACTTGGTAAAGAATCATTAACCGTGTTAGCAAAAGAATATGGTTTAGATAAAGGCACCTTGGTTAAATATTTAAAAGAAAATGGATTTAAACAAAAAGAATATTTAATACTTGATTATTTAGAAAGTGCTAAAAAACAATATAAAGTAGAAAGAGGTTTGCGGGCATGGTCTAAAAAATTACCATTCGATTCCCATACTTTTTTAACAATAATAAAAGATGAAAAAAAAGATTAAAAGTTATGCTGACCAAGTTAGGGAAATAAAAAAACGTTTTCCTCGTTTTGAATGGGACAGCATAGAAAGAAAAGATATGTTAGCAGAACTTGCAAAACTAAAAGATCAGCAAGAAGAGTTTCGTAATGCTAATGGTATGGGTAATGAGCAAGAACAACAGGAGCAACCTGGACAGCCAGAAGAACAGGAACAAGGACAGGATGAACAACCTCAGATGGAACAACAGATGATGCAGCAGCAAGGTCAGCAATCTGGGCAACAGCAAATGGAGCATGGTGGTGAATGGGATAGTTGGGAGGATACAAGTAAGCATACTTATAAGATGGGTGGTAAATTCATGTATCCTAGATTCATGAAGAGAGATCCTTGGCATATGAGAAACTACGCATATGGTGGAGGTAATCCAGATGATTATCTTAATCCTGCCGATGAAGTTAATGGTTCTTTGAATGCGGCATTTAATTTCGTGGGCCAAGCTGGTTTACAACAAGCCAATGCCCCTATGAATAACTATGGTAATTCATCTAATAATGGTTCATATCAACCTATGTCTGCTAGTATAGTTCCAAGTGCTATAGCAGCAGGTGCTTCAGCGTTAGGGGATATAGGATCACTTATAGCAGCTAAACAAAACTTAAAAAGAAATAGGGTACAATTTCCATCAGTCGTACCTACATACCTTAACTTATCTAGACAAAGAGAAGCACTACAGCGAAGTGCAGGAAATGCTACAAATATTGCATTAACTAACTCAAGGAATGCATCTAACCCTAGTAACGCTTATGCTAATCAAGTAGCTGGAGTTACAGAGGTTAATCGTAACCTCGGAGAGAATATGTCTCAGTCTTATCTAAATGAAGATGTGCAGAATGCTGGAGTATCTAATCAGACTAGTCAAACTAATGCTAATATTAAGATGCAGGAAGCAACGCAGAATGCTCGTAGTAGAGAAATGTATGGTCAACAGAGACTAGGTTTATATAATAGTCTAGGAGAAACAATACCTAGAGCAATGGCTGATTATAGGGCACAATACAATCAAGCTAGTATGATGAATACGATGGGTAAAGATTATGGTCTTTATCAATATGTTCCAGGTCAAGAGAACTCATGGCAGAAGTTTGTACGTTCTATGACTGGAGGAACTACAAAAGTATTACCAAGATACGGACAATCTAATCAAGGATAATTATGGCTTATATACCACAGTATGTCCCAACGGACACTAATGTATTGCAGAATACATTAAATCAATATCAACAGGCTTACGATGTCAATACTGCTAAAGAGCAGGGTATGTCAGAGGCTATGGCAGGTATTCCTGCTTCGCCAACAGATGAGGCAGATAAGAATAGTCTAATGACTGGTTTTTCAAAAGAAGTTGATAGTCTGGATAAACAATTTAATTTTGATAGAGCTAATTCTCAATATGCACAAAGACTTGCTGCATTAACAACAAAATATAAAGCTCATCCACTGTGGTCATTTATTAATGATAAAGCTAAAGCTGTAGACTTAAGAAGTAAACTTATTGCAGAACATGGTGTTAATTATCATGAAAACTTTGATCCATCTTCTGTTACATTAAAAGATGCCAACAATCTTAATAATTGGAAACCTGGTAATTTAAATGATCTAGATATGAGAGTTGCTTCTGTAGCTAAAGAACACGCTACAAGTATAAGCAGTAACCAACCTAGTATCACGAAACTCAGAGATGAGAATGGCGATCCTAATGGCTATCTAGAAATAGCTACTCAAGAAGGTTATAGAAATTCAGATGAGGCTAATAAATTCTTAGGTAGTAAAAAAGGACAGGATTGGTTAAGTCAGCATATACAAGCATCAGGATTTGATCCTAATGATCTATCTATTAGAGATAGAGCTTATTCAGTGGCAATGTCTCAACTTGTAGGTGAAAGAAAACCTTCATACGTGCAAGACTGGAGTTATAGAGAAAGTATAAAAAATGCTGATAAGACTGGTTCCAATCTAGATAAAATTGGAAACAAAGGTTATCAAAACTCTTTCTTTAAACAAGCAAATGTTACTGACCTATCTAGTGCAGTAAAAACATTCTCACAGGAGTCATTAAACAAACTTGGAACTCAGTTAGATGATCCCAATATACCAGAAGAGAAAAAAGCTGAAATAGCTAATCAATATCAAACAGGTCTATATGTTCAGGATAAACTAAGGGATGTGTTTACTCAAGTAGAGGCAGTACCTCAAAATGCTAAAATATTAAAAATAGGAAGAAATATTATTGATAATGGTTTATCTGGAATTGAAACAGCACCAGGCAACTCTGATGTTGTTTTTAATACTATAAGAGACTACATGTTAAAGACTTCTTCACTAGAAAGAAAGATTCAACCAGTACCAGAAACCGATTTCAATAAAAAGTTTAACGCAGTTCTTACCCCAGGTGTTGTTAGTAAGACTCTAAACCCTGTCCTTAAGAACTTGTTCACAACATTTGGTAATACTAATATGACTATTCCTGCTATTATTTCTGGATTAGTTGAAGGTTCTTCAAATGCAACAATTGCAGCAATAGATAATTATAAATCTACCACTAACACAAAGGCAGATTTAACTCGTAAATTAACGGTAAATCTATTAAAAGAATATAAAGCTAATAATTCTGATAAATATAGTACATTATCAGAACCACAATTAACCAATCTATTTGGTAAAACAGCTAAGCAGGTAGCAAAAACTATTGATGAATTTGAGAATTATTATCAAGGAACTGGTAACTATCATGAAACTGGTGCAAATCCAAATAGTTTTCAGGTAGTTAAAAATCAAGTAGATAAAAAAATAAAGGATGGAGATGTATTTGTATCAGACATATATGCTCCCCCATATGGGTCTAAACCAGAAGAAGCTAAAAGAGCAACTGATTGGTTTGGAAATTATATGCAACACTTTGATGTAGAAGATAAAAATGGTAATCCTGGAGAATGGTCTCCAGATAGATTAAAAACTTTTGCATCTAAATTTAATACCACTAGTAAAACTGGAATGGCTGGTGGTGAATCAACAGTAGAGTATAACTTTACTAGAGAAGGAGATCCTTCCATTACATTGTACTCTCCAGATAAAGACTTCGTAACACTTAGGATGAATTTAGCTAAGATGGGCCCAGACTTTATGGATAGAGCCTCTCAGGTAACAGGAAGACCAGAATTTAAAGACGTAATATACAAAGATATAACTCTATCTAATAGAGCACAAGGCTATACAATTAATGATAATGACCAACGCTTAAAGAACATACTTTCTAATAGATATCAAACACTTGCGCCATTTAATGGAGTTAGAGTAAATAGAACTACAGATTTAACTAGTGGAACAGGTAGAATAAAATATATATTAAATGTCCCAGGATACCCGGAACCTTTTGAATATGCAACTAAACAAGGATTGTTTGGAGCACTAGATGAAGTGTATCTTGATTATGTAAAAAATAAGCAATAGTTATTAATCATTTATTAGTATGGTAGATAGTGAAAATGTGCTAGGGCAAGAACCTATTCTTCCCCAGGATGCTTCGTCTCCGGAAATTACAAATCCTGGAGAACCTGAAAGTTTAAAAACTAGGTTACAACGAAAATCAGAACAAGATTTTTCAACATCTCCTAGTAGAGAAGCCTCTCTTCCTGGGAATATCCCTTTTTCCAAAATTAAAAGTAGACTTGGAACTAATGCTCCTGTTGAAGGAGTAGATCTTCCAGAGGTTATGGCTCAATCGGAATCGGTTGGGGAGAGATTGCTATACTTTATACCAAGAGCTGCAACTACTGCTGCTACTGAGGTATTAAAAATGCCAGGTTATATAGGTGGAGCTCTCGAATGGGCGGGTAATGGATTTGATCCTAAAGAATACGCTAATTCATTTAACAATACTTGGATTAATTCTCTTGATAAATTCAATCAAAATCTTCAGAATAATGGCTTACCTGTGTACACACCAAAAGGTGTAGAGAATGGTGATCTGTTTGATAAATTATCTTCATCGTCTTTTTGGTCAACAGAAGGAGCTAATGGCGTAGGTTTTCTTGTAGGTATGTTAGCACCAGGTGCTATAACTAGATGGATGAAAGTTGGAGAAGGTTTAGCTGGTGCAGGAGCAGCAATTAAGAATATATTTACTCCAGCTGAAAAACTAATACAACCAGCATTTGAATTAGCAGACGTTGCTAAAAAAGCAGAAGTTGGACTAACCTCTGGTAAAACTGCAGGGTTACTTAATGACTGGACTTCGACTATTGTTAATACTACATACATGTCTGCTGCATCTGGAATGGATGCTTTTAATACATATCTTGATCAATATCCTAACGATGTAGCCGGAGCAGGTAAAGCTGCTAGTAATAGTTTTAAGGCTAATGCTGCACTATTTATAGGGCCAGCATTTCTAGAACAGAAGTGGTTATTTAATGGGTTTAATCGTTCTGAAACTGTATCTAAAGCAGCAGGTAGATCTGCTGTAACTAGGGCATTAGATAAAACTATACCTGAAGGTGCTACAGAGATAGCAGAGAAAGTTCCTGAGTCTTCACTAGGAGTAAAGGTATGGGATAAGGCTAAAGGGCCTTTAAAAGGAGCTGCTACTATGGGACTAGTATTTGGAGCAGGAGCAGGAGCTATCGGTGAAGTTGCAACAGATAAAAATAAAGAGTTTAGTATGGGAACTATTGTTGATCAGTTCCTATCTGATTTAACGGATGATAGTAAATCATCTAAAGTATGGAGTGGTGTAATACTAAACGCTATACTCGGTGCTGGAATGGCAGGATTCGGTGAACTTCAGAAAGGTGGTGGCGAAGAGAAACTGGCTAGTGCTTATAATGAACTATTAAGAAATAACTATGTAAACTATCTTAAAGAAAGTAAAGACTTTGCAAAGACAAAGGATGGTAAACCTGTAATGAAAGAAGATGGTACATATGATTATGATTTTGATAAACTTGAACAAGGATGTTTTCAGTTAATACATAATGGTGCTATAAGAGAACAGGCGATAGAGGCGTTTAAGACTGGAGACAAAGAGTTGTATGATTACCTTTCTAACCTTATTCATTTTGACTATATGTTAAATTGGGTACAGATAGAAGGAGGTAAAGAACTATTTAAAAGGCATATTAATATGCTTGCTGATAAAGAGAAACAGCAAGATCTTGATCAACTTGGTATAGAGACAGGCCAGGTAGAATCACTCAAAGGCAAACTGCTGGATAAACTAGATAAGTTCCAGAAAATATATGATCAGGTTCAAGACACACATCCTCTTAGTTTTAAAGTAAAACCATTTAAAGATTCAACTAAAGATGATCTACTTGCATTCAGTGAAACCACTAGAAATGCTAAACTATCATCTAAGGTAGATCTTGAATATTCTATGGATAGAATAAAAGAGGTATTAAAAACTCTTGCAACTAATCCTAAAGGTGGGATAACCTCTAAAGTAACTGAGGTTAGTCAGGATATGGTTAAAGATTTAAATGATAACTTTGAGGCTAATAAGAGTAAATATGATAAGTCTGAACAGATACAAATCTCTAGAGATATAAACAATGTTAAGAGGTTAGTTAATCTATATAAAAGGGTTGGGGAAGAGTTAAATAAACAATATGACGAAAAGTATCTACAGAAGGCTTTTAATGACAAGATAACTAAAGCTCCAGAATTAAAGAAAGCAATTATAGATGCTTCTTCTAATCAGATAAATGATCCTGGTCTAAAAGAACTATGGAAGCAGAATAATCTAGTTGAGGATTACAGTGATGTAGATAAGACTATCAACCTAATGCATCAAGGAGAACTTACCCCAACTAAGATACCAAGTGTATCTAGGCAAGTTACTCATCGTGGCGTTGTAAGGATAACCTTTATAGGTAAAGATGGTAAGACACAAAAAGTACTTGCTGAAGTAGGCGAACCTAATAAAGCAGGTAGTCTCAACGTAAGGGAAGTAAAGTTTGATAAGGAAGGTAACGAACTTCCATCAGATAGGCGTGGTGCTGATAGGACTACGTATCTTAACAGTATGGAGGAATACTCTGATGGTAGAAGTAAATTTAAAGTTACTGATATAGAACAATATAAAACTCCAGACGAGCAGAGGAAGTTTCAACAAACTAAGGCTGCAGTAGATTACTATCGTGGAGTAATTGATGATTATAAGAACGGTATAGAGAAGTATCATAAGGATGCTAAGGTAAATAAAGATAGAATTAAATATCTCACAGGTAGATTATCCAAATTTACTGAAGAACATCGTAATGCACTGCTTACTGAACTTAAATCTAATAAGAAAATCTATACTGGTACTAAAGAAGAGGCTGGTAGGATAGTTAGATTATATCAAACCGAAAGTCAAATAAGGGATGAAATATCAAGTCTCAAAGATAAAAATAGTGAGTTAGAGTCTCGTATATCCAAGAATAAAGATAAAATTACTACATTTAATGCAGAAATTGAAAGGGCTAGGGCTTCTGAAGAACTACCTCTTGAGACACTTAAGAAGTTAAGAGACTATAGTATAGGTGAAGAACAAAATGCTATGGTTATGCTTAAAGCTAGTAGGGATGCTATAGATGCAGCTGAAACACTTATAGCCAACACAAGACGCCTCCTTAAAGGTTATCATACACAACTTGCTAAGAAATTAGGTATAGATATATCTGATTTGAAATATAGACAAGATATATCCGAAGTAGATAAGTTAAATATTATACATGAGACTTTAGCTAATAAAGTTAAAGATCTTAGAGAGGCTGACACAGAAGGTTATGTCTTCCCAAGTGAAGAAGTTAGTCTTGCTGATCAGATGGAGAATACTCGGCAGAAACTATCTGATGCCGAAGAGATACTAAAAGATAGCAAAGAAGCTGAGGCTAAGTATGCTGAGGCTCAATCTAAATTCGAATATGGTAGGCGTATAGCCAGTAGTAGGTTTAATGAGATATTTAAAGGATATAAGAAGTCTTTAAATAACTTCTTTGGCACACCTGATCTATATGAGAAGAGTAGGGTAGATGGTAAGAAAGCTCCAGACTTTGAAAGTGGAGCTGAAGAAACGTTTGCACAACTTAGAGTTAGGCCTGTAGGTGGATTTGAAGATCAAGCTAGACATCCTTATAAAGGATTCAATTCATTCTTAACTATTACATCAGGAACTCAAAAAGAAGTAGTTGTTAATCCTGAGAGTGGGGATGATGCAGCCAGATGGTTTGTATTTGTAAACAATCATGCGTATAAAAGAAGTGTTGGTAAAACTGAAGGTGAAGAAGAGACCAAAAGAGAAAAGACTCCTAAGTATGCACTTAAGACTGTTACTTATGATCAAGCATTAAAGAACGCTAAATTAAGACGTGGTTTAAGGTTTTGGACAGGTGAAAAACTGTTAACGATAGAACAAATAGATAAACTTCCTGTTTCAAAGAAAACCAAGGCTATAGAGACAGCTAAGAATGATATTAAGACTGTAGCTATACATTACGATAATCCTAACATGTTTCTGTTAACAGATGATAACGGTAGTCCTCTTGCTAAAGTTACATCGGGACAGAAAACTCATCTTGCATTCTCATCATTAGGTGAGGAAAGTCTTGTTAGAAGAACGGATAAACAGAGTACAAGATTCTCATTTAAACAGGCAGAACAGGAATATATAGATCAAAAGATAACTAATGAAGGATTAGAAGATAATCCTGAAGTTAGAAAGGGTCTATTGGCTGAAGCTGAAGATGTTGTAGATAAAGACTTTCAAACTCAACAAGAAAAGTTCCTACAGTTTAGAACCAGAGTATTAGATGAACCTGCTATACTTGACATAGATGCAGTTAATCCTGGGGTTAAGGAAAAAGGTAAAGAAGTAGACTTAAAAGATGCTATAAATGAGAATTTAAATGCGTTACAGTTTAGGGTATTTCGTCCAGGTGAAGGTGAAGAATCATTAACTATTAGCGGTACTGAATACAAGGTAGATAAAGGTTATGCTTATGTTATCTATAACAATAGACTGGAACCTGTTAAACCTAAGACTCTTGATGAGACAAAGGATGTTAACAATGTGTTAAATTTGTTTAAATATGTTGCAGAGTATAAGAAAGATTATGGTTCTGTGCTGGAGTATTTAAAGAAAGCAATATTCTTCAATGGCGAAACTAGTATACAGGCAAGAGATTATGCACATGATTACAAATTAGTTCTTGTTAAAGACACAAATACTAAAGGTGAGGTTATTGAAGATAAATATAAAACTATTGTATTTGGTAGTGGTCAGATAGAAACAAAAGAGTTATTAGATGGTTCTGCTCCTGAGAAAGTACAAGCATTCAAAGATTTCCTTGCTACAAAATATTGGAATTTTGATTATAAATCATTACAAACTAATGCTGACTTTACTGAATATCGTGTAAATAATAAATTAGATCTAGAAGCTATTAACTGGAGAAGGGCAGATGGTGGGTATAAAGGTTTCTTATTTAGTGGAGAACAAAGTGCTAAATCTAAAGGTACTGTAGAACTTGTTCCGCTTTCTAAGTCAAAATCTATGGCTGGTAGAAATATGGCGCTAGCTAAATCTCCACAGTATAGTAATCAGTCACTCAATACCCATGTAAGGGGCGAAGAACCACTCCAGACTAAAGTGGCTAAACAGGGGGGTACGCTACTATTAAAAGCCACACAGACTAAAAAAGATGGTAGTAAAGTAGATTTTTACTTTAATTATGATCCTAAGACAGGTAAAGTAGACTTTGAACATCCTGATGTAAAAGCTAAAGATACTAAAAGTGGTGTTACTACACAAAATGTAGCTAAAGCTATAGCTAGTAAATTAACAAGAGGAGAAGTAGATTTAGAAAACTTTAACGATATAGATATATCCTCTAAGAATAAAGATGGTGGTAACGTTACTACTAAGATGTCTGTATCTGTGGATAAGACTATTGCTCCTGAAGTAGACCTTAACAAGAAAGAAGTTAAAGCAGATGAGGTTATTCCTGTAGTTGCTAATGAAAAACCTATTGTAACCCCTAAGTATGAAGATGCATCTGATGATGTAAAAGAATCTTTCACTAAAGAGGAGTTTGATCAGCAGATTGCTGAAAAGGCAGAGGGAGGTAAAGAGATTAATGTTAGTTTTGATAGATTAGCTCGTAATGAGACTAGTTATAAAAGAGAAAATATAGATGCTGCTAAGGTATGGTTTAAAGAAAAGTTTCCTGAGTTTCCTATAGAAAGTCATCCTGAACTTATTGATGGTAAGTTATGGGGGCAGTTATCTAAAGGTAGTAAGGTACTACTTAGTGATTTAGCTGAGGAAGGTACTGTATTTCATGAGGCATTTCATACATGGAGTAATGTGTTTGTGGATAAAGGTATACAGGAATCATTATATAATGAAACTCGCAAGAGACTTGGTAATAATGATATGACAGATAGGCAGGCAGAAGAACATCTAGCTGAAGAGTTTAGAGATTTTATGATGCAGGATGGTCATTATAAATTTAATAAAGGGCAAGAAGTACAGAAAACTGTATTTGAAAAGATATTACAAGCATTAAAAGGTTTTGTTAACAAAGTGTTTACTCATCTTGGCATGAGTGCTAAGTTTGATACTGCTTCTAAAGATCAAATTGAAGAAGCTTTTAACGCTATTAAAAATGGTACATTCACTAATCCAGTTAGAACAGCATCAGAAACATTTGATAGAATAGCTAAAGTAGATCCAGTTAAACAGTTAGCACTGGTTAAAGATCTAAACTTTAGATTCTTTGATCAGATTAGAGAAGATGTTGGTAAGGGTGGAGAATTACTATTTAAAGATACTCCTAATGAGATATATGATCGTATCAAGAAAGACTACATGCTTGATAGAGAGACTGCAAAAGCTAATGGAGTAAAAGATAAAGATTTTCCATTTAAAGATGTACTTGATAACTGGAAGGAGTTTGAAGATCAGCATAGACTTTATATGACCCAGTATAAAGTTGATATGAGAGAAAGGAATGCAGAAGAGCATGATGACACTCCTGGGCAGTATCATGAAGAAAGTTTTATAAGGCCTATGAAGGATAGAGTTCCTTCTGCTATAAGATTCCTTATAGGATCATTACCTAATGTTACTGCTAAAGAAGCAACTGGCGGTAATTATAAGTTCAAAGCTTTTCCTAATGAAGAGTTTGGAACATATAGTAATGTTGAGTTTAATAATACAATGAATACGTTGTTTAATAATCTCACCAAACTTACTTCTATGGATAGCGTAATGACTAAACTTAAGTATTTATCTAAATCAAATGATTCGTTTAAACTTCTATATAAGTATTTAGGCGGGGATGCTAAACAACTTAGTCTTACTCAATTTAGGTTACGTAATCAGTTCTATAATGTATTTGCTACAAACAAGAATATCCCTACACTTGAGATAGTTAAGAATAATGGTGTTGTTACATATGCTAATATGGCAAATGAAACAGATAAGTCTGTTACAAAGAATGTATGGGTAAACAACGCTATGGATTTAGCTAAAAGTAAAGACTCTCGTTATATATCATTTGATAAAACTAAGAATGACTATAGTGTAAACACTAAAGTTTTACTTAAAGATTTGGAGAGTAAGGTTGATCCTAAAACTATACTTGATAATCTAGGAATAGATGTTAATGGTAATCCTGCTACAGTAGGTGCTATAAAAGAGGTTTCTGTGTACTTAGACAAACTTAAGGCTGAAATGAAGGTCGCTATCCGTGAGGGTAGAGATGTGAGCTTAAATGACCTCTATGACCGTAATAAGATACAAATTCAGGGTAGTGTTGATAAACTACTTGATAAAGCATCAAAATATATATTAAATAACGCAGATCTTTCCTATTTTAACCAAGAGGGTAATATGGAATGGTCTATAACTAGAAACTCTCATTTATCTGAAGTACTTAATAGGGTAAATGAATATGCATTAGCAGTTAAAGCAGCTAAAGGTAAACCTGTTCCTGTACCAGATGTACTTAAAAACATCATGCCTTTTGATGGTGAAGAAGGTAACCTATATACAACTAGTTCAGAGTATTGGAAACTTATTGCTTCAGGTGAAGGGCAATTAGAACTTCATGTTATTAAAGGTATAAGAGATGAATCAGGTGCTAGTAGAGAACTTAAACATGCTAACTTCGCAGACTATAAGATGTCTACATTTGATGCAATCTTAAGAAATATTATACCATCTAAGAGGATGGCAGAGAGATCTCCTGAATATGCTGTGAAAATACAGGATACAGAATGGAACGCATCCCAGTTACAATTCTCAAATAAAATGATGGGTTATCTTAGAGATGAACTATTGACATCTCTATCATTAAGGGCTTATCCAAAAGACTTAAGGTTTGGTTCTAAGCTTGCTCATTACTCAGAGAATGGTAAAGAACTTGGTATATTTAAGTTTATTCATGATGAAAAAAGTGTTGAATCACTAGAGGAGTTCCTGAATAGCAAGGATATACCTGAAGACTATGATTTGGATACTATGAAAGGTTTTGTAGAAGACTTTATATCCAATAATCGTCAAGGTATTGAAAGTGCCTTTGATAATCATATAATTAAGACTAATGATTTTACAAAGGAATCTCTCAAAGAAGGTAGACTTATCATAGATAAAGGTAATGGTAAATGGGCAATACCTGGATTAAATCCTGAGACTGTATCTGGTTCTAAATACATGGGATTACCTACAGATGGTAATAGATGGATAACAACTGATAATCTCGATAGACTTATACTTCAACATTCATATAACTATTTCATTGGGCAACAGGAACAGTTTAAATTATTCTTTGGTGATCCAAGAGGTTATAAAAGTATTAAAGATCTTGAAAAGAGAACTACATCTTCTGGTTCAACTAGAATGCAAACAAACAATGATGATTTAACAATAGATCATCTTAATACATATTATCCAAAGGCTAACGGTGAATCTCACAATAAAAATGTTAAAATTATAATAGGTTCTCCTATAAGAAATGAAAGTGAAAGAGCAGACTTAGTTGCCATTAGTTCAGACTACGGTAAGGGTAAAGCTAAGATAATAGATGGTCATTCTTTTGCAACACTTGATTACGTAAGAGGATTTAAGGCTAGAGAAGGTACATGGAAAGATGATATGCATGAACCTATCTATCAATATGAAATGCAGAAACTAGCATTACAAGTTATTGCTGATCCTGAACTTAACGCTATATGGAAAGATGCTAATAAGAAGATGTTTACTACTGGTGTATTTTCAAGACACACTCATGGTAAAGTATCATATGCTCCTATGTTTGAAGGAGAAAGAATAACTCTTGATAAACTTGGTCAGTTACCACCTGAAAAACCATTAGGTGCAGGTATGACTGGTAGTAATATAGAAAGTAATACTGGTACATTATCAATATTGAAATCTTCTGTAGGCCCTGCTATGCCATCATTACTTGGTAGAGACGCATTAAAGTTATATCTTTCAATGTTACAAAATGATGTTGATATATTTAGTGATCAGGAAGTAATGAAAGGTGAGTATTATCCTAACGCTATAGATATACGTAAAGGAGATATGATAACGCCTAAACACATTACTACAGAACTTTCATATAATGATATAGGTACTCAGTTAGATATACAGGAAAGAGATAAGAATAGAGTAACTGCTTCTATACAGTTAACTTCAAATATATACGCTGATACTCACAATAATGGTAAACTTCTTCCTGAGTTTAAAGACTTGGCTGACAATATAAAAGAACGTGATGCTGCTATAAATGAATTAACTAAACGTAACTGGGATAAAGTATTGGGTAAACTAGGTGTTACTGAAGATAAGAATGGTTATGGTTTAAAAGATAAAACAGCAGAAGAGACATTCTATAAGGAATTAAAAGATCAGTTCTATACAAGAATCCTTCCTGATAACATGATGGAGGGGCTTAAAGGAGTTATAGATAGTAAAGAGAAAGTCTTTGACCTATTTACTGATGCTAATAGAGTAGAACCTATTCTTACTGCTATGGTTAAGAATAACGTTATCCATAGAAAATCTCATGGAGAAATGTATGTTCAGGAACCTGGATACTTCTATGATAGAAAACTTAAGTTTTATAGTCTGGGTAAAGACGGAATAAACGAAGCAGAATGTATGGTTCCAGTACCTGATAGTTGGGTAAAGTGGGTAGAAGAAATAGGTGGCGTAGATGAACTA